AGACCGATTTCTACCGTCATTTTACCGTGAGAGTAGCGACGTTGATGCTCCGGAGGGTTGTCGTACTCTGCGTACGGAAAACCGCTATTTGCCCACGATTTTAACGGAATATAACAAACTACGAAAATCGAAGAAAAACGGAGAATCAGCGAGGGGGAGGGGATTTATACGAGCAAATGGTACGCTAACTGGTACACTATTGGGTACGCGAATTGGTATATCAACGTGCAGTAAAATAAATAGTTAGAACGTTGCACGGTAAGGCTTCGGCGCTCTAACGCTCATTTTACTTACGTCTAAAAAGGCTAATCGCCGATTTTGCACTTTTTCAAATTATATCGTACCCATTATAATCGGAGGAGCGAACGAGTTTATGATAACAAAATGACATGAAAATCGCCGAGATTAAAAAAATGAAAACGTAAGAAAACGGGAGCATGGACGAGATTGAGGGATAATTGTATTCTGACTGTATCTATTATCAAACCAATTAAGTGGTTGCAATAACCCCGTTTATGTGTTCAAGTATGAACGTTTGTGTTCATACTTGAATTAAATCATTCAGATATGACGTAATTGTGTTCAAAAAATACAATTAAGTTTAGGAAGGTCTTGTCTATACTATTTTTACCTAATCGCCGAATTTGAGGTTTTACCGGAATTACCCTATCAATTTATAATACGGAGGCGGTAACGAATGCGAGACTTAAACGCAGACTTGGCGCTTTGTGGGACAGCTACGGAAGGACCGCTATATGCAGTTCCGCATGAATGGCCTGGTAACGATAAGCTCCGTTTTTGGGTAGACGGCCTAACGGACGGCATCGGATGTTTTGTTCGTCGCGAGGACGCAGTTTTCCACGTAGAAGCGCGAGAAGGCTGGCCGGAAGCAATTCGTAGGGCAATCGCTACTGAGGGGTTGTTGCACGGATTGGTAGACGCGATTAATCGAGGAGACCTCCGTCAAGTACGCATGTCGAGCGGTACAGATTACGCAATAGGGTCCGCGAAAAGGTACCTAAGCAGATAGTTCTATATGCTTAATTTAACCCTTCACATACGCGAAAATGATTCATTTAACAATGGATTATCGTTATTATGATGAGTGTTCGTATTTTATGCGAACAAGAAAATTTTTTAAGTGGTAGTATCATAGAAAGCGAGGGGAGACAGTGGCAAAACAAAAAATTGACCGTACAGACTGGCGAACACTTCCGCACTCACAGTGGAACGTACGAACGGTCCACGCAATGTTTGCCGATTTGAATCGCGAGCACTTCGGAATCGAAACGTACCTACCGATGCGTAACTGGGGTTTCGAGCAGGGCGCAATTAAACGTGCTTTGGCAGAGCACGGAGCAGACGTTTTGCACGAAGCTTTTACGTTGATTTTCCGTGAATATAAGCCCGTACCAGACTATCCGATACTTACGGCAGGATTCGCGATCAGCTACCGTTTAAACGCGGTAATTCCCCGTATCCTTGCGGACAGGCAGCGCAAGGAAAAAGCGGAGACGACCGTAGTAAATGGCGGGATGGCTGCGGAGGAAATTGCGGATTGGCTGTAATCCGTTTGACAAAACTATAATTCGGACTAAACTCGTAAGGAGGAACGCGATGTCTAACGCAAACAAGTGCATATTAGCGCAGCACTGCTCGCAAGCTGGCGGCCCAAGCTGTAATAATCTCTGTTCGTCCTGGATCGCAGTTCACGGATTCAATGGCGCGGGTGGGCGGATTGCAGCGGCAGGTGTCCCGAAAGAGTACGCAGGCGTAACGCTCCAAAACTCTCCGGCAAGAGAGGATCAAGCGGGAGCTTATAAACTTATCGACGCGTACGTTAACACGTTCAAGCGGCAATTCGATGATGCAGAAGAGCGCATAAAGTCGCTATACCTCTATTCGGAGTCGCCCGGCACCGGGAAAACTACGTCGGCGAGCGCGGTTTTACACGAGTATATCGTGCGCCATTACATCGGATCGCTCCAGAGGGACAGGCAGCCTCTGGAACGTCCGGCCTACTTTCTCGATGTTAACGCTTGGCAAACGTTATTCCTCGGGTTCAACCGATCGCATGTACCGGCCGAGACCGCCGAACGTCATGCAGCCGAATATTACGTAATGGAGTCACGCGCTAAAACCACTCCGTTCGTAGTCTTGGACGATATAGGTGTACGGTCGGCAACCGATGCATTTCGCGCAGATTTACACAGTATCGTCAATTACCGTGTGGCGAACGGATTGCCGACGGTGTATACGTCTAATGTCGCGATCGATGACTTGAATACGGTGTTTGACGCAAGATTGGCGGATCGTGTTCGGGATATGTGCGCCGTGGTTCCGTTTGTTGGCGCTAGTAAACGGGGGATTCGTGATAATAAGAGGAAAACGGCGTAATAACGAGCATTGGCAAGTAGGTAGTTCGCGGACACGGAGTTGTCACTTTTGTTCGACAAATATAGACATGGATTTGTTCGTAGCTTCGGTACTTATTTCCTAAATCTGTCCAATAAGTGGTACGTTTTTCCGTTTATGTCGAAACTAGCTCCTGGTAAAATCGACCTATATGAGGTTTGACGTGATTTGTTATTTCATTGTAAAACTGGAGGTGTAACCGTGAGCGTATACGGAGAACAGATACTGTCGAAGGTCGTCGATACTGGCGACGTTAATGCGTTTATTCGTTTCGGAATTGATCGTGAGGATTTTCCGACAGTAGGCGAACGCCAGGCTTACGATTTTGTGTGGGCTTACGCCGATACAAATGGAGGACAGGTTCCGTCTTACGCAACACTGACGGCGGAATGTCCGGATATAACGTATATACCGGGAGTCACCGATGATTTTTCGTACCTGGCTCGCGGCCTAAAAGAGGCCGCAGCCCGGCGCATGGTCCTCGAAAAAATTAACGGGTACGTCGACGAAGAGACTGGACGCAAGTACGAGTCGGAATTTGCGGCGAAATTCGACGAATTATCGGCTGAAGATTTCGGGAATTACTTGCGAAAAATGGCAGATGGGATTAAAATGAGAACAATCGTTCGTAACCAAATGGCAACGGACGTGAAACTAGACTTCGAGAAGTTCCTAACGGAGTATCGAGCGCGTAAATCCGGTGAGTCTTTTCGCATATGGAAATCCGCGTTTCCTTACATTAATACGCAAATCGGCGGGTACTTCAGTTCGAATATGTACACGTGGTACGCTCGATCGGGTCGGGGCAAGTCTGTTATCGTCATGGTTGAAGCACTGGAGGCTGCGATTCAAGGCGCTACGGTACTCGTCTGGGCGCTAGAGATGTCGGCGTATGAGTGGCTGGCAAGAGCGTACTCGTACCTTAGTGCTAAATCTGGCGTGTTCAACGCTAATTTTGACGGTGTGGATTACGAGGCTGGTTTCGATAACAAGGCGATGTTAATGGGCAAGCTCCCGGAGGAGTTCGAGGCTAAACTCGTAGATTGGTTGCGTGGCCTTAACGAAGCTGTCTCCGGACGTATCATACTCCGAGCAACAGATGACGCAGATTTCCGGGACAAATCCGTACGTCAACTGGAGGCGGATATTCTCGAAACTGGTGCGGATGTGGTAGTCGTTGATCCGATTTACTATATGGATTACGAGGCTAATACGTCTAAAACAGCGGGCGGCGATGCGGCAGCTACAAGTAAAAAACTACGCCTACTCGCGGGACGCACCAAATCCGTAATACACGTAATCACGCAAGCCGACGAGAATCCGTCCGAAAAAGGCGATGACGGCGTACGCGAGTTGAAGCCGCCGAAGCGTGCGGAGATCAAGAAGACGAAAGCCGTACTGGAAGACGCTGCGAATACGTTCGGTATTGATACGCTGGCTCACGAAGGACGGGGGATTATTGAACTCGGGAAAGGGCGTAATGGAGGCGAAGACGCGCGTGTCGAAATCGTGTACCTGCCTAATTACGGGATCGTACGCGAGATTCAATCGGTGGAGGATGCGGGGAAATTTGCGTCTGGATTTTAATTCGATAGAGTATGTTTCTTTGTAGGAAACAAAATGTGTTGACACAGGAAACATGCCTGGTATATTATAGCACCATATAAGAGAGCCATATAAGGAGAACAAAAAATGAGTAATTATTTTTTTGGGGAGTTTATTCAACGCAAGAGAAAAGAAAAGAAGCTATCTTTGCGTGACGTAGCAGCAGCAGCAAAAATGAGCCCTTCTCAGTTGAGTAAGCTTGAAAGGGGGTTGGTTAAAGACCCAACAGATATAACACTCAATAAGTTAGCGTATGCGCTTAATGTGGATGTAGACGATTTATTTATGCTTGCTGGAAGACTTAGCGACGATATTAAACTTGAGGTATTGCCAAAACTCGGAAAACCAAACAGTCTTGTTGTCGGAGAGGATAAAACTCTTTATAACATTGAACTGACTAAGTCGAATGATAATAATTATAATCAGTCTCCAGGAAGGGTTGCCCGACCTAATATTTATGCTTCACTAGATGAGTACATTAGTTTTACAGAATCAGACCTGACTGAAGTTGAACGAAAGGAGATCGTCAGAGAAACGATTGCCGCATATAACATACTCTTACAGAAGCTAAGAACCCGTAAGAAGTTTGAAGACATTGAGTTTTGTGATTAAAGTTAAGAAAGGAGACACCATGTTTTCTAACCCCTTTGAAGAAATGGTGAAAACAAACAATTGGGTCAACGCACGCTGGACGCCGGACAGACTCGTATCTTCCTCCCCATTTCGAGACTCGGACGATACTCCGTCATTCTTCATCGACCTACGTGACGGACCGTATTACGGTTGTTGGTTTGATCCCGGAGCCGAAGATCCGGAATGGCGGTCGGGCGGGCCCGCTAAATTAGTCGCATTTTTACGTAACATAACCGAGGAGGAAGCACGCGAATTACTCCATGACGGTCGGGACGCTCCGGCCGATTACATAACGCTGCGACTTCAAGGCCCAACGGTAAATAAACGTTCAAAACCGCTCGATAGCGGAATACTTGCCGAGTATCAGCGCGTTTCGTCTACGTATCTATCAGATAGACGTATAACGAACGATATCCAAACGCTTTTTCAAACGGGTTACGACCCACGTACACGAACGGTAACGTTTCCCTGGTTCGACGCTGTTGAGCGCCTAATGAATGTGAAGCATAGAAAAGTCGGGGATAAGACGTTCTGGTATCGCAAAGGTGGTGCGCCTATTCGATCGCTAGTCTACGGTATCCATATCATAAATCAGCGTAAGATTAAGCGTGTCCTACTCGTAGAGAGTGAGACGGATTGTTTATACGCTTGGAGCTGCGGAGTGCCTGCGATTGCGGTTGGTGGTTCGTCGTTTACGGCGGAAAAGGCGGATATTATACGGAGGAGTTCGATTGAGGAACTACTACTAGGCGGAGATAATGACCGCGCGGGGCGTGCTTTAAGGGCACAGATACGGAAAAGGCTGGCGTCAAGCTGTGCGCTATATGACGTGAGGATACCGGATGGGTATAAGGATATTAACGATATTCCGGATGCGGAAACGGTGCGAGCGATATGTGACGGGGCAGTACGCGAGAGTTTCTGCGTAGGAATGCAACTTCCCGTTGGCAAACTGCGTCGAATAATGTAATATTAGGAACCGATTGGACGTGAATCACGTTCGTTAGTAGCACACGGAACGATTTAATCGCTCGTGCGCCCACTCGGTAATTCTTCATACCATTCGTAGAGATCGTAAGGAGACGTTAGTTCTAACGCCGATGCGATCGAACGGGCGTGTGCCAGATCCATTGGGTTA